ATCTTTGTATGGAAGGATGGGAGTAAGGGGTTGAATTGGTCAAGACGGACATCGTAGACATAACACCCCTGAAATCTTTTCAACTACGATTAAAAGTAGTATATTTATTATTGAAGGGAGTCCGTAAGATACTGTCATATCTTCTTCTAAATTGTTCGTAATACCCTTCAATAGAAATTTTTTAACCCCCTCTAAAACAGGGGGTTTTTTATTTTACAAATACTCCAAAATTGATTATATTTATGTTAATGGAAGATATAATTGAATTAACAAAAGATTATTTCAACAAAACTACTATGGAAAAAGAATTGATATTACAACAAGTAATGTCAGAAATGTTATTGATAATAAATGAAAACGATTTGAATATTCACCAAGTAGAAACAAATTTGAATAAAATAATAAATGACTCAGTAGATAATGAAGATTATGAAATATCTGAGTTGTTCTTACAAGTAAAAGAAAAAATAAAAAAATATTATGGGCGGATGTAATAAAATTATTATTGATGGTGTTGAAAAAACTATAACCACAAGAAAAGACAACTATCAACTTATTAGTGTTGATGGAAAACTAATTTATCTTCATAGATATTTGGGTGAATTATACATACCAAATCCAAACAACTATCCAATGATAAATCATATTGATGGTAATAAAAGTAACAATTCAATAGATAATTTAGAATGGACTAATGCGTTAGGAAATAGAAGACACGCTATAGAAAATAAATTGTGGGGTAAAAACATTTTAGATAAAAGAAAATTAACAGATGGACAAGCTCAAGAAATTAGAAAAAAATATCAACCAAGAAAATATACATATCAAAAACTTGCGGATGAGTATAATGTTAGTTATAGAACAATAAAAGATATCGTAAGTAATAAATCATATATTAAAAAACAAGAAGATTATGCCAGGATGTAATTGCAAATCAGGAAAAGAACAAAAGATAAACAATCTAAACTCAATTGACCATTTAATGGTGGGAAAAGATGTCGTTGATAGGATTATATCAGTTAAACCATTTGAGGAGATTACAGACCTTGATTGGGTGGAAATTTACCAAGCACACTCACAACTCTATCCCAACGCAAAGGGTGTGACAGGAAAACAAGATGCAATCAATGGAATTCAACACGCGATGGGTAACTTAAAACTAAAATACAACATAAAGTAATATGGAACAAGAAGAACAAGAACAACCGAAGAGAGGACGTGGAAGACCAAGAATTGAGTCCTACATAAACTCTGAATGGAAATCCATTATATTGGACGCTGGTAGGGAAGGTAAACACATAACCCAATTCCTCATTGAACTTGGATTATCATTTCAATCACATCGTAATTTATTGAGTCGTTCAAAAGAATACAGACTGGTGTTTGATGAATACCAAAAATTATGTGAACATTGGTGGTATGAGAGAATGTATGAGTCAATCGTAAAAGGGGAATCAAATAAGTTTAACCAAAGATTGTGGACAATTATTATGAAGAATAAATTCAAGGAGAATTGGACAGATGAAAAACAAATTGATATTACCTCAATGGGGGAAAAGTTAAATACAGATAACAAAATCAATATTGAAATAATTAAGTCAAATATAGATGAGAGACCCGAAATACAATAGTTTACCCAAGAAGGGTTCAAATCTTAAGATTAAAGACAAGTATGACAACTTGACATTCAGTTCTAATACTGTTGATAAGGTTGATTTCAAGACAATGGTCTTAACATTTGAAGGTTGGTTTATAGTGGAGTCATACTATAAACCTACAAGATTGATGAACAAGTTGTCTGAGAACATTAGATTGTTTATTGTAAAAGAGTGTAACAAGTATTATTTCAACGAACGTGTTATAGACATTATTATGATACCTGACACATTCAATGAACAGAAGACAGGTTACATATCATTTGAGTATACGATGTTCGTTAATAAGGGTGTTAAATACAACAAGGAAGAATTGACAAGGTTGATGACAGAATTGATTGATAAGATATATGATGAATTCTTTAATGAACCAATTGAATTTGAGGTAATAAAAAACAGGACACAATTTAGAAACAGATTAGAAACAATAAATTGGAATCCTGACGATTATTATCCTGGTGATGAAACACCAGTGAATGAAAGATTATGATAAATTAATAAAATACACTATCTTTGTATTATGAATCAAATGAAATGTTGTTCTCGTTGTAAAATAGAAAAACCAATGACCACCGAGTTTTTTTATTCAAACAAATCTCGTAAAGATGGTGTTAGTGTATATTGTATTCAATGTTCTAAATCATACTATTCAACAGATGAACGAAAAGAATATGATAGAATCAGGTCTAAAGTTAGGAGTAAAACTAAGGAGTATAAAGAATATCAAGTTCAATATCAAATGAAAATTAACAAGGAAAAATATAATACCGATGTTACTTTTAGAATTAATAAAAGAATGAGGAATACGATTAACAAATATATTAGTAGAAAACAAAAATCTACTAATGAAATAATTGGTTGTTCATCTTCAGAACTTATAGAACATTTGGAAAGACAATTTAAGGATGGTATGAGTTGGGAAAATTATGGTCAAAATGGTTGGGTTATTGACCATATTTACCCATTAGCAAAAGCTAAATCAGAAGATGAATTATACGAATTAAATCATTATACAAACTTACAACCTTTATGGTGGTATGAAAATCTTGATAAATCAGATAAACTACCTGAAGAATGGACAAATGCTTAATATCAAAACTACAAGAGTATTTGAAGACCTAATTAATACTGATAAAAGAATCTGTATATTTCAAGGTTCTTCAAGAGCATCAAAAAGTTACAACATATTAATTTATTGGATTTACAAACTTTTACAAGAGGACAACAAAACCCTCACAATAGTTAGGAAAACACTACCAGCACTTAAGGGTTCAATCTTAAGGGACTTAAAAGAGATACTAATAATGTTCAATGTCTTTGATTCTAACAAATGGCATTCAGTTGATGGTTATTTTGAATTGGGAACAAATATAATTGAGTGGATAAGTTGTGATGATGAATCTAAATTAAGGGGAAGAAAAAGAGATTATTTATTCATAAATGAAGCTACTGAAATTTCTGAAGAGGAATACACACAATTGATACTTAGAACATCAGGAAGATGTATAATAGATTTGAACCCTTCATTATGGAATTCTTGGATATACAATTTAGAAGGACAGGAAGATGTTTTTTACACTATTGTAACTTACAAAGATAATCCATTTTTATCTGATGTTCAAATTAAAGAAATTGAAAAACTACAATACCGTGACCAAAATTTATGGAGAGTATTTGGTTTAGGACAAAAAGGTGTTCCAACAAGAGTTGTATTCAACCATCAACAAATATGTGATGAAATTCCAAGTGAGGCTAAATTACTTGGATATGGAATTGACTTTGGTTGGTCAGACCCAAATACATTAGTTGCTGTATACAAATTGGATGATAATATCTATTGTGATGAATTATTATATTTGAGACATACCACACTACCTGATTTTATTTATAGAATCAAAGATTTGGGGTTGAATCTAAGAGAAGATTTTATTTGTGATAGTGCAAATCCACAATCAATTGAAGAAATGAAACGTAGTGGTATTAATACAAAACCAGTAATTAAAGGTTCTATTTTACACGGAATTGACTTAATTAAACGACACAATTTACATATAACCCCAACATCATTAAATTTGATTAATGAATTAAATTCATACATTTGGAAACAAGATAAAAATCTTAACAATCTTGATGAACCTGTAGATTCTAACAATCACGTTCTTGACGGAATTAGATATGTTTTACAAATGAAAGTCGGAAATAAAAAACCAAAATTTACCATAATATGATACAAGTAAAAGTAGATAACATATTGATTGATGTTAAGTCAGATTTGACAATTGAAAAATATCAAAAGATACAGAAAAACCCAATTAAGTATAATGACCCGAATGAGGTATTATCGTTATATTTAGATTTACCAGTTGATGAACTTAAGGACTTACCAAAACAAGATGTTAAGTTTGTTGAGAATTACATAACAGAACAAATCATAATGAATGACAAACAACAGGTTCACGTGACATTTGAACACGATGGTGTGTTGTATGGAATGGAGAATGATTGGAAAAACATCAAATGGGGTCAATGGGTTGATATGGAAATATTTTCACAACCTGATAACATCAACGATAGTATCCATATGATAATGTCGTTGTTATACAGACCTGTAATTAGTCAAAAGGGGACTGAGTATACCATTGAACCTTACAAGTCATCAGAGGTCATTAAAAGAGGTGAGATAATGAAACAAGTCCCTGTCAAATACTGGTTTGGATGTTCCACTTTTTTTTTGCTCATAAGTCATCAATTAGTAGAAAATACAAAGAATTCTTTGGAGGTGAAGAAGAGGTTGAACAGGATACTGAAACCGATACTGAAGAGGTTACCCAAATTCCTCCATCCCAAGCTACTGCGAGATTCTATTTCCAACTGACCTATCAATTAGCTAAAGAGGACTTAACTAAATTCCATCAAATAGAAGAGATGAGTGTGTATTTATGTCTAAATACTGCATCGTTAATTAAGGATAGAATTATTAGTGAACAGAATGAAATGAAAAAATTAAAAAATGAAATGAAATCAAACCGATGAATGAATATGTAAGTTTCCATACAGTGTTGGACTTGATAGAACAATTCCAACAAGAATCACCAATATTAAACTCTTATGGTTATGGTAACCTGGTTGATTTTTCAAGAACAATAAGTGGTGATACACAAAACACTCCTGTAAAATATCCTTATTTATTTGCAGTCCCAATGACTGTTGAATACTCAGAAAATACAACTATCTACCAAGTTAGTTTAATATTCACAGACATTATCAATACAGATTACTCAAACGAAAAAGACATCATTAGTGATATGTCTTTACAAGCACGTAGATTCTTATCTTATGTTAAAAGGGGTATTGAAACATTTCCTGATTTATACAACAACTTGGATATTGAACTACCTGTTCAAGCGATACCCTTTATGGAACGTATGGGTGACCACGTAGCGGGGGTAGCAATGGACGTAAACTTAATCGTGTTTGAAGACATCAACGCATGTGATTATTATTTAGAACCAGAACCAGTTCCAATTTGGGTTGCTACAGGTAGAGATAATAACACATTAGGATATTCTTATGATGGTATTAATTGGTCTGCATCAACAAATGGAAATACTATTTTTTCTTATTCACTATCAGGTTCAAGTCAGGCATATAATGTTGGTTTTGGAAATAATATGTGGGTTGCTTGTGGACAACTAACACCAAATACATTAGGTTATTCTTATGATGGTATTACTTGGAGTGCATCTACAAATGGTAATAGTATTTTTAGTGCTTCTTGTTTGGATGTTTCATATAATGGAAATTTATGGGTTGCTGGTGGTGATGGAATAAACACTTTAGGATATTCTAATGATGGTATTACTTGGTCAGCATCAACTAACGGAAATATTATATTTAGTGGTAATAGTAGGTGTTTCGCTTGGAACGGAAATTTATGGGTTGCTGGTGGACGAGGAATAAATACATTGGGTTATTCTTACGATGGTATTACTTGGTCAGCATCAACTAATAGTAATTCAATAATTAGTTTTTTTGTTACATCTGTTGCTTGGAATGGAACTTTATGGGTTGCTGGTGGACGAGGAACAAATACATTAGCATACTCTTATGATGGTATTACTTGGTCAGCATCAACTAATGGTAATTCAATAAACAACTTTCAGGTATTTGATGTTGCTTGGGATGGAACAAAGTTTGTCGCAGTTGGTAATCCATCAGGTGGTGTTCCTAATGGTAGTATAGCGTATTCTTATGATGGTATTACTTGGAGTGCATCAACCAATGGTGCTTCTATGTTTGGTTATGGATTAGGTGTTGCTTGGAACGGAAATTTATGGGTTGCTACAGGTCAAACACCAAATAAAATAGCATATTCTAATGATGGTATTACTTGGACTGCATCAACTCAAGCGAGTGTAGTATTTGATAGTTTCGCAAGAGGTATAGCATCTAACCCAGCACCTAATCTTTACCCCCCAAGATAATAAGATATGGATGAACAAACTATCAAAAACTTAATACTTGATTTGGTTAAAACATCAATTCAAAGTGAGTTACGTGTTGTTAGACCTTCACGTGGTTATGATGGTAGATTCAAACCAGTGGGTGGTAGTGGTTTTACAAAGATAAGTGATAGAATCAATACAGGAACATTGTATAATTCAATTGATGTATATTATCAATCTGATTTATCAGATGGTAGTTTAGAAATGGTTGTTGACTTTGGACAAGCGGAATACGGATATTGGGTTAACTTTGGACGTAGAGGTAAATTACAGGGAGCGAAATACCCACCATTGTCTGCTATTTCCAAATGGGCGAGAGAACGTAAAGTAGGTCAGTTCAGAGACAAACAGGGTAGATTTGTATCAAATAAAACAAGAGATTTCTTATTACAACGTTCAATCGGTGAATATGGAATTTACAGAACAGATTTTGTTAATAAAGGTATTAACAAAGTTATGGATAATGTTATTTATTACTTGGGGGTTTATGCTCAAGAATTCATAACAAAACTATTGGAAGATAATAAAATAATAATTAAAGTAGGAGTAGGTTCAAGACCGATATAATATGAGTTTAGTATTCACAAATACACCAACAGATTTTCAACCTGTATTATCAGATGGGTTGTTTTTCACCGTATCAGCAGATACATACAATCCACTAACAACATTCAAGTTCAGATATGTTTATGACTTATATGTTGAAGGGGTAAAAGTATTCACTGGTAAATGTTCACCTAATCCTTATGGACTTGGTATAATTGACCTACAACAAATATTGGAAACTTATTGTTTTAACAATCCAATATCTGATTGGAATGGAACATCAATTTATACACATACAACATTTCCATTTTCAAGACCTTACTACGATGAAACAATCAATTATTCAATTCAATGTGGATATGAATATTCATCAACAGAATTGGGTGTAATATCTGGTTTTACTGGTATTGGAAACTCACAGGGTTTACCCGCGTATCCATCAAACACCTATAAGACATTCCGTTCTACAATGGGGGTCAATGGACGTGCGACACAACAAGATTTTAACATAGACCCATTTGTATTATCAGGTTCACCATCAACAGTAAACCCTACGACATCTGGTTTGTTCTTAACAAACGCACCGAGAATTCAGGACATAGATTCTGAAAATTATTATACACTTGGTTTCACAAACTACTTTATGGGTAGTGGTTTATTAAGTGAACCATATTATGTGAAATACACGTTCTACGATAATCAAGGACAAGAGATTACAGGAACAACATATGAGAACATCACAACCAATGGTGGAGGGCCGAGAACGACCTGTAATGAGGTTTATCAGTCATTATATTTGATTGAACCTGTATCATCAACAACATACAACACACTTTACGTAGGATGTGGGCCATTAAACATCCCATCATTCCCATCAAATTGTGTTCAGTATACAGTTCAGTTGTTTGGTCATTTCACTGGTTCAACATCACCAATACAACCCACTCCAACTCCGACGCCAACCCCGTCACCTACACGTTCAACGCCTACTCCGACTCCGACTCCATCTTCAACCCCAAGTTGTGTTTGCACGGAATATTATGTGGAGAATACAGGTATGACAAGTGCTAATGTTTATTTCGTAAATTGTTCAAATAATCAATCACAGATATT